TAAACCGAAGGGCCAAAAGGATAGCCCTAGTTTAACGACCAAACACAGTCGTTGCTAGCGTGTAGAGAGATACTTTCGCGTAACCGTCACTTCCCCTAACGATGTCAGGGTCAGTTGGGTCACGTTCGCCCGATCGTGTGTATACACTATAGGACGGATATACCCAATCCATCGGCCCGCGCTTCTTAAGGCGACGTGGCTTCAGGGAGTAGGTATCGAAGAACCCACCTTCCCAGCCCCTTCTACGTAACTTCCGGCTCAGGCGGAGGGAATAGCTACCTATAAGGTGGCCATCCCCGTAACCGTCTGGTCCGAAGAGTCGCATAGTCGGGTCTGTTTTGCTGAGTAGAAAGCGGGCGAGCTCATGCTCACCCGATCTCACTGCCCAGTTATGGAAGGTATACAGGGTTCGCTCAGACCATGCTTTTTTGGCATAGTAAGGGCGTATACTCTTGCCTTCGAACCAGTCAGCACCACAACTTTCACGAAACGGCCCCGCCACAAAGGACTTCTCGTTATTCACGAGGAAGCCCAATTCGGTTAGGGTCGAGTTCACTAGGTTGTATGCCCGGGAATTACAAATAATGTCGTCCCCGAACACGCTGACTTCGCCCTCGAGTTGAAGTAGTTCGACGCAGGCCTTCGTTATCGAGTAAAAGAGCAAGCTCTCTAACTCGAATGTGAAGCCGTTGCCCATACTACTGAACTTCTCAAGGTCGCTGACCTTCCCCTCTGAAGTTATGGTCGCGGTGACGAGCTTCGCGAGAAACTCGTACCATTCCCAAGGTAACAGGAGGTTCACCAACGATCTACTCACAGTATCCGATGCGCTGCTAAGGTCAATGGTGGCATAGCCCCCATGTATAGACCCTTCGCAGGCGAGACGCTGGTTTCGACTCTGGTCGGTGAGGTCCAGGCCGACGCTTCGAAGCAGACGATTTTTCAACATCTTACCAACCCCCAACTGAAAAAAACTGTTGAGGATAGGTTCGACGATGATTGGCCGTTTGCTCCTAGCATCTTTCGGCACCAGAGCCATCTTTCCGTCGTGGACTTCGATCGGGACCGGGAATAGCAACCCATTTTCGCCTCCAATTAAATACTGGAGAACGTCAGGGTGCCCCTCGGTTTTTGACCAAGCCCATAATGGGACTTCTGCTAAAAAGTCACCAACAAACGGAAACATCTCTCGACTACATGCTAGTCTCGAGGAAAGCTTCCCAAGCGGGTTAGCTTCCCGGGATTTGACACCAGTCGTGGCCCCCGGCCCAAAGGAAGCCTTTAGGTCCTTAAGCAGAGGAACTCGTCCCAAAATACGCTCGATTTTACGCCTGGCGAGTGAAATTACCCGCCAGGTGTCGGTAGTTAGCCGACGAGCGTCTAGGGCCTCGTTCGTACTCTTGCACCTTGCTTCCATCTCCCAGAACTTCGTCCGCCCAACGCTATCCGTGTCAATGCCAAGGTTATACCACTCTTGTTTGTGAAGCAAGGCGTGGATAGACCTGGCACATTGGTAGTCGCGGAGACTATACCCCAAACTGTAGTCGAATCGGTAGTTAACCAACTCGATGTATCGTTTGTCACGTATCAGGGTGGCAAGGTCCTTAGTTAAAGGACCACCCATTTCTGAGAAGAGTGAGGAAACCTCGCCGATAAATTTCAGCGAGTCCTCGTCGCTCCAGGGTTCAATCCAGTCACTCATTATGAGGTCCTTCCCGGACTTTATATCCGGAGTGTATTGAACGGCGTTTCGAACTGCCTAGTTAGGCAGCACGCCCTGCGTGAACACCAACGGTACCGGAAGCACGGAGTTCTTCCATGCGTCTCCGGCGGCCGTGTTCGCCAGAACGCCAGTAGCAGTTGTGCTACTTGCGCCCTGGATGATGCCCACCGCAAGCTTCAGCAGGTTTGCACGATCCGCGATCGTCGAACGTGCGTCAGCGAACATCGTAAAGATGGCCGTATTGACGTACGCGACTTTCGGAGGAGCGACATAACCCGCAGAAGTGCCTGAAGCACCGAGAGTCTCCATTACGGGGACTTCGACCTTCACGGTGTACTTGTACGAGCCATTCTTCACCTTCTCAGCCGTGATGGTCACGCGGGGCTGTCCCTCAAAAGGGACGCCTGCGATAGCCGCACGGTAGAAAGGGTTCGGAGTGTCCGTGACCGGGACGAACGTGATTTCCACCGGAGAGGTGGCGTCGTCCTTCACGAGCAAGTTTGCCATTGCACCCATGAGGGCGTCTTCCTTTCCCACGTGTGTGGGTGTTAGTGTTTCCCGATACTATAGAAGGAGTGGACCCACACCAACGGGGTTTTCCCGTTGATAGGAACTACTATAAACGTAGTTTCGCTAGGTCCCTCCCCGAACAACGCCCCTCCGATCAAGGAGAGGATATGTCCGGAGAGCTCCCACACGGCGTAAGCGTCCGAGTAGACGAGGTTCCCTTGACAGGGAACCGAATCTACAAGGCGGATTCCGCCGTCAACAAAAGTGAAGTAAAGGGCCGAAAGGTCCTCATACTCCACGTCAAGGCACTCGCTCAGTTTCCTGAGGAGGACCGGGACGTTGGTCTCAATGAAGTGTTTCCACTCCATTAAAGAGACGTCACAAGGGCTCGTCGTAACAACGGCGGGTACATTGCGAAGAACAGTATGAGTTCCCATGGCGAATTACTCCAATTAGTTGGGATTTAAGTAGCGGGATTACACAGAAGTTTTACATCATCGAAAGCGCTGGTGCGCAAGGGAAATGGCGTTCCAGACCCTACGCCCGTGGATTGCTCCACTGGTGTTGAAGGTCGGTAATGGAACACTAGGTGGGGACCCTAACGGGGTCCTTGAGTAGTAGCCAGCCCTCCTCTTAAAGGAGGGTTTGATAGTCAACGATTGGTATCGATGACTAGAACCATGATACCCGCAAAACGGGTAAGTGGCAGGCCCGCCAATCCAGTTCCATACTGGACTCCCTTTCGTCCCTATAACGTTGCAGACCAGCCACCGTCCCGTTAGGTACGGTATCTGGTTGATGTTAGAAAGGTAATCCCCAATAGGGATGAACCAATCTACCACAAAACTATAGGGTATAACTTCCCACAACACACTGAGCGGATCGGTCAATCCAAGTTGGCGGGCTGAACTCATCTGTTCAGTCCCCTCATAGATATACCGATGAGACCGGAAGAACTGCTGGGTGCAGCTCTCTGTCCCAGGTGATGCGGAGTAGTTGAATGTCCCCTCTCTATAAGCACTTGAAGTGCATCTATAAGAGCGGGGTCCTTTTGTGATATTCTCGTAGGCCTTAGCGGCCTCGTAGCAATCTCCCAAAAGGGGCAACCATCCATACTGAAGCTCTAACCAGCGGCCAGAAACATCTTTTGTCGTAAGACGGGATGTCCTGGGCTTCGCCCCAAGCTGACGCGCAGCGGTGGAAAAATCACCACGTTTGAGCGCTAACATCGAGCGACCTAGCTTACCTAAGGTACCAACAACCATCTGAGATGTTTTGCCAAGTTGAGCAGTGTTCACAGCCAGATTAAAGCTGTGATTCTTGCTCTTCTCGGCAATCTTCGACAAGGCTTTGTTGATATCTCCCGACAACAGGGGTAACGACATATATCGTCGGTAATGGGTGCCACTCGCAACGCGAGTGTCAGTGCCACCACCAGGCAGATTACATCGGAACTGAACCCGACAGTCGGCAATCGTGTAGTCATCCTGTTCGCAGACGTAGTCGTTCCAACGGAGTTGCGACCCGTTGAACTTCCCATCGTCTCCAGACCAGTCCCGCCAGCGCCACGTGCCACTAAGGCCCGGGGTGAAAGCAGGTGTAGATGGCGAACCACGACTTCCGGTAGTCATTCGGAGGAAAGCGGTTTTACCCGCTCACCTGTTAGTAACAACCCTTGACGGGTTGCGTCCTTAAGGTGAAACTCACCGAGAAGAGAAGCTGAACCCTCAAGCGACTCCACTTCGATCCGCACTGTAATGGGATTCCTCCCAAACATACGTACGGCGATGTTAAGGAGAAGTTTGAAACGGTTCAATTTACTCATCTTCCGATGACCCTCCAACGATAGGGGCCCCTTGAATAAAGGGCTGCCAGCTGTGCAAAAGCCAGCATTAAGGGCCGTAGGAC